CGCCTTCTCATTAAGAGACGACCGGGGTAAGACGTAACCCCTGTTATCTCCACCGCTCTCCCTTTTCGGGAGAGCCCCGGCCCTTTTAATAAGGCCGGAACCACCCAAGTCTGAGTTTGACGGACTTGGGACGTCCAGAACGCCGTAAATGGTCCTTATTCTCGAAGGGACGTTCCCCTCGTTTTAAGAACCATTTAAGTAAGGCACCGGGTCCGTCAATAGCATTGACGGGTTCCCGGGCAACCTCAGCATACCCCTTGACAAGTGGAGTATGAAGTGTTGCACTACCTCGTTCGGGGGTATAACCCTCGATCGAGTGTCGGCCTAATACAGGCGAGGATGGTTCGACTGTCGGGTAATATGGTATTACCTTACTGATCAAACCATCAAGCTTCTCAACGGTACTCCAGTAACCAGCCCAATAGAGCTGATTGCGAAGAGAAACCATTGAGATAACTCCCTGTGCGTTCTGCCGTTGCGTCGTAAAAAGACGACGGACTCTGACAATACTGACGTCAGTGCCGTCGTAATAATCACGACCGCAAGACTCCCGGAACTTACCGTTCCAGAATGACTTGCGCTCGTTAACTCGAAACCCGAAAGTTTCGAGCAACGATACAACGGTAGGTGCGTATTCCACGGGGACGATAATATCGTCGCCGTAGACACGTACCTGACCGACGAACCTATGTATGGTTCGCCGATCTAGCGATGTTCTGAGCTCACGCTGTATGCCCATGAAGACGATAGTCAAAAAGACCATCGCTTCAACGGGGAAACAGAGAGCTGAACCCATCGACGCGAACTTGGATAGGCGAAGAACGCCATATCCAGGCACATCAGCACGCCTCGACCGTGTTGCTTCGACGCCCTCACGAAGGTGAGGATGTCTGGCAAACATGGTCTTGACTAGCTGATTCGAGACACGATCGGAGGCTTCGCTCAAATCGAGCGTCGCGAGGTCCCCGTTAAGGGATCCCTCACGGGCCATACGCTGATTAGGCGTTTGGTCCGTGACATCGAGGAAGGATCGAAGGTAGTCAATTCCTTCAATTCCTTCCCGGATCGACTCATAGATCCCCTGCTGTGCATACTGCATAGCAGTGGGCTCCATGGCGATGATCCGAGGTGTCTTTTGCGTTTTGGGGACAGAGATGACCTTCACAGGTCGCTCTTCCCCGGGTTCGAGGAGACGAATGACGTCCTCTTGGTAATAACGCCAATGAGGGGAGAGGAATTCCCACGATGGGAAATACTTCTCCATACGTCGGGTCCATTCCGTCAGTGTGAACTTCTGGTTTCCCAGAAGTCCATCAGCTGTCGAACCTGGACCGTGTTTCGGGAGTATATTGCCGTGGTAGATATCACTATCTACCTTGGCAAACAACTCACGAAACAGGAGCATGGACATAGAGTGAAATTCTTCCAGAACGGAAGGATCCCAATTCTTATCCAGCTCCTTCATCTCCTTCTCACACTGGACATAACCACGGAACGCAGCTTTCTCCCTAGTATCACTACAGGGGAGATCGATCTTTGCGAACATCAGTGTCAACTGACGGACGTAAAGGATCGACTGCCTACATGGATGGTCCAGCAGAACACCACTATCGCGGTCGAAAACACGGCAAAGGAAACCCGAAAGAAATTTCGGGAGACCCCCTGTTCTGGAAAAACCCAGAAACAGGTCGGAGCCAACATACCCCTGGTCTAGACCTTTTTGGAGGTCCGAACCAAAGGTAGGTAGGGTTATCGTAAGAAACGGTAACCCCTCGTTTTCGCACCGCAACGAGACAGTTTTAATGTCTCGAGTGGCACTTGCACCAACTTGGTCAGCCATTTCGATGGCTAACCATTTCCAGAGCAACAATAGGCTTTTCATAAGCCCCTCCTTAAATAGAGGTGGTTTAATCCTAGCCTATGTTGTCGCCGACTGGTTTATATACTGCTATGCGAGAGAGTAATTATACTCCCGAGTATAGTCAGTACTGTGACCAACAGCTGGATACCGACTAGTAGAATCTGCACCTGTGACAACCACTCAAGGTTTCGCAGGCGCTCATCTACTTTACTCTCTTTTAAGAGAGGTTCGATATCTTCATAGTTGAACTCGTCGTTCTCTATGACTCACCGCCAAGAAGTTTGGCGATGACAGCATCCGAAGAAGCTGTAAATAGGGCTTTAAAACCCGCATATACAGCTGTAACATCGGCATTCGAATACCCAGCAGGCGGAATATCAAAGACCATGTAATTCGACATGGAAACCTTTGTATTCTGCGCTGGGATATACGGATCCGAAGTAATCTTCGAATGGTCTACCCGTACGACCCTTCTTGTGCGATTGCCATAGGCACTCGCTAGAGAGAGTCGTACCAGTCCATCCGCACTCTGGTATTCGCTTTCACCATCCCCAGAAGAAACTCTGGGAAGGGGGATCGCGGTACCCGAGATCGTGATTGACTGAGGATCGGACAACGCCATAGGCGTGCTCCTGTTCTGACAAGAAAAGGTTCTGTATCTTTTCTTGCCGGTTATTGGGACAGTGAATAACTGTCCTAGCGGCTTCGGGACAAACCCAAAGCAGCCAGGATGGATATCTGACCGGGATCAAGATCCCCATCAGATACCCCGAATCCAAAGGGATTAGCCTTCCCTCTCTGCTTACTTTCTGTAACGAAAGTAATAGAGCCGGGAACGTTTCCGCTACCTCCATAATCGGAGACACCGGAGACGGAATAGGTACGTTTTTGAATGGTATTAACCATAATGTACCCGTATGGCATAATCAGGCCGTATCGTTGGCTATCCGAAAGGTTGGAGATAACATCTCCAGCATTCGAAAACCAGTCTGCAGCCCAGGACCACGGAGTGAGATTCCAGAGAGTTTCTGGAGTGAAGGCGACGCCGAAGTTTAATTCGGCGACGGCGGCCAGTTCAGCCATGGCGGATTCTCCCTGTAGGGAGTCCGGAACATGGTAAACGAACGCGCCTGAAAACCAACACTTGCGCAAGGTCTCCACCTTGAGCTCTCTCGCTGTCGTGGGAGTGTACTGATACCAATTTCCACCAGGGAACATTTGTCCCACTGGTAGATCGGTAACAGATACACTCGTTTCATCCTCGAACATGTAACGCCGGCGGACAACCCTACCAGAATCGCGTCTCATCTGCGTTAAAGCAGAATAAGACCGTTTACTGGCGTCGAGAAAGTCATTGACTCCATCGACGAGGGGTTGCCAGCCAAACTGGATATTGAGATAATCATCTCCTGCAGCTTTAGCTGCAGATATCCGGTTTTTCCAGTCCGCTGATGGCCCAAAGCGAGGTAAACCCTCGCGCATGAGCTCACCAACGAACACGCTGGCGTCAAATGCTGAGTTTGTTGGCTTGCAGCGCGCAACAGCGGTTGCACCGAGTGTGTCCATGTCAGTTTCTGACATAGGCGCAGCTTCGGCGTAACCAGCGTTGTTCGCTACGTAGGGGACAGAAGGACCCACATACACAGGTGTGTAAGTGGTTTGCCTCGGTCCTGAATAACGTACATGATGAGGTTTTACCTCAATGTAGTTTTTCACGGTCTTAAACGGACCGCCTAGATCACCCAAGGAGCCTCTCTTACGAGAGGCCCATGGATGGCCAATCGACTCAGTATACTGAGTCCCCATGATGTCCCAGACATCGTCACTAAACACACTCTTGTTACCAGCGCCGGGTCTCCCCGGGTTGGTAACTCGATAGTGTTGACCCTTCAAAGAATGAAGGGTAGCACGACGTCTGATAGTCATGGGAAGGATGAACCTCCTTTGGAAGTGGTCTTTCGACCATGGTTAGTGCACTGCCGGCGCCTGCTCACCCTAGGGTGGCAG